AAAAAAAGAAAAATGGAAAAAAATTAAAACTAAAGGTGCAACAACTTTGGGCCTCAAAGTTAGAGATATTGTTAAAAGAAGTTCACAAGAAAGATAAGCATTTTTATAAAATAGGAGGAACTATATGAAAAAAGACTTTGATAGAAAACAAGGTATTGGTGGTAGTGATGCTACCAAATTATACAATGGTGAATGGCATACATTGTGGTTAGAAAAAACAGGCGATGCCGAACCTGTAGATTTATCTGATGTGTTACCAGTACAGATGGGTGTACATACAGAACCATTTAACATTGCATGGTTTGAAAAACAAACAGGATTAAAAGTTACTGGAAGACAAGAAACTTTCTTTCATAAAGATTATCCTCATATGTATGCACACGTTGATGGTTTAATACTAGGTGATGACAAAGCTTTGTTAGAATGTAAGCACACTAATGCGTTTACAAATTCTAAAAAACAAGCTGACAAATACAAAGCACAAATACAACATTACTTAATGGTTACAGGTTATCCTAAATTATATTTCTCTGCGTTTTACGGAAATATGAAATGGGAAGCTTTAGAAATTACTGCTGACGCAGAGTTTCAAGAACAATTACTTAATGCTGAAGTTTTATTTTGGCATTTTGTACAAACTAAAAAAGAGCCACCAGAACATATTGGCTTTGACAATTTTAATCAAAAGGAGTTTAGTGATGGCAGAACAATCATACCCATACTTTCCAGGGCATAAAGAAGTTGATACTTCTATAGAAGCTGCTGAAGCAATTAAAGAAAATGTAGAAACTATTAGGAATAAAGTATTTAATGTTATTGCTAATAAAGGCAATTTTGGTGCTACTGCTGATGAAGTTGCAGAGTTATTAAATTACAGTCCATTTACTGTAAGACCAAGAGTGACTGAGTTATTCAAGCTCAATAAAATTGAACGTAAAGATAAACGTAAAAATCTAAGTCAGAAAGCTGCATTTGTATATGTAGTTAGTAAGACTCATATTAATAATCAATATACCGAGAAAGGAATATAATGGGTAAACCAATAGATAGTAGAGCTTTAGCTATATTAAAAAAATATGAGCTAGATCAAAAAGACGATCAAGGTCAATACAAAGCCTTATGGGATTGTCATGGTAGTTGGGTTATGTATCACAGATACATAGAACTAGCAGGTGCTAAGAATGGCATTAAATACAAATTTGATGAAATAGAAACTAATTCAGCAAATGGTATTGTATGTGTTAAGTGTACTGCTGTGTTAGACAAAGGTAATGACAAGAAAATACAAGTATGTTCTTATGGAGAAGCTTCTCCTAAAAATGTCAAAGCTGGAGGTTATCCATATGCTATGGCAGAAAAACGTGCTTATGACAGATGTGTTCTTAAATTATTAGGCTTACATGGTTTTGTATATTCAGAGGATGAAATGCCACCTGAAAAATTAGAAAAAGGTCAAGCTAATAAATTAGATAGTAATATTAAAATATTAAAACCAAAGGAGAAAACAAATGATAAACAAAGTAATACTAATAGGTAGATTAGGTGCTGACGCAGAAGTTAAACAAACTTCTAAAGGCGACAGCATGGCTAATATGTCTTTAGCAACTAACAAGAAGTTTAAAGAAGAAGAAAAAACTACTTGGCATAAAGTTGTAGTATTTGATCCTCGTATTGCAGATACAATGGGTAAATATGGTAAAGCAGGTACTATGTTATATGTCGAAGGTGAAATAGAAACTAGATCTTATCAAGATTCTGGTGGACAAAAAAGATATGTAACAGAAGTAGTTGTTCCTAGATTTACAGGTGTTATTAGAATGATGCCTAAAACTGCAAGTGCTGCAGCATCTGCTCCAGCTACTCAAGGATCTAACGATTTTGATAACCAGTTTTAATGAATACCCTTCGGGGTAAGGCTAAGCTAGTCACTTAGCTCCTTTCGAAGTAAGCAGCAATGTTGGAATTGGCCACAGGCTTAAAAGATTGTTGCTTACTTTAAACAAAATTTGTGACGACAAATAGGTAAGCTAGAACCTGTTATATAAGTAATGTACTAAGTCTTATAGCTAAAGTCCTGCTGTTGATTAAAATCATATTAAAGTGATGCTTAATAAGCTATTAACACTCTAATTACGAGTAAGCATCAAGTAGTCCAGTAAGGTTAAATAGTAATATACACCTGTCATGGTTTACTCTACTTGGTGTTTACTTTTTTTTCTTATTGTAATTCAGCACATTAGTGTGCTGCTTGGTGTTGTCTTCAAGACCATTTTCTCCAAAAATATTATCAGAAAAAATTTCTTCTGGTTCAAAAAAAAGATCTAAATTAAATATATGTTTTGGATCATAAGGATTAGTATTATTAACTTGGTATTTAATACCCATTCTTTTACATATTAAATTAATCTGTTGTCTAAGATATTTAACTTCTTCAAAAACCTCATAAAGCTTACGATATTGATAATCTGTTCCTGACATAAGTGCGTTTAAGTTAATCATATAATACCCTACCCTGTCAACATGAAATCTATTTTAGATCTAAAAAAAGAGTTTAAAAAAAGAAAATTACGATTATCGCATTGCCAAGAAACATTGGCAGATTTAAATGATTTTTTAACGATTGATCTGCTTCGCCATAATAATGTAGATGCAACACTTGTTGCGTTAGTTTCTGCAACTATGACTATTTCTTCTTCTTATCACAAAAAAGAATTTATAATTGATTTACTTCAATCAGCTTTAGCAACTATTGAAAACGAAAAATATCAAGAAGATGGTAATAAACTTAATTAATTTTACTTTTAAATTCTTCAAAATTTTTTGGTAAATCTAAATAAGAAGCAGCAAACTTAAAATTTTCTTCCATATTTAAAACATGCCAATTTATGTAAGCTACAGTTGTATCAATAGAAGGTCTAATGTTTAGTATTCTATTGTCTTTTACACTTTGTAAATAAGGATTCATTATAATAAAATAATCGCCTTCTAAAGCTTCATTAATATACTTACTTAATGTTTTAGGTGAAACACCAATATATTTAGATAATGCTTCTTTATATATTATTTTACCTGCTGCAGAATAATAATTAACATAATTTAATAAATTCCATCTGTTTGTATTGCGCCAAAAATATTTTAATATTGGATCATTATTTGCGTTATGATCTTTTTTAATATTTGCAATAGACAATGTTTGTGACATTTCTAAAATTCTATTAACACTGTTTAAATTACAATGATGTTCTGCAAATATTTTTTTATATAAAGGTTTTAATCTTTTTATAATTTCACTTGCTCTAAGATGTTGTTTTTTATCTAATTTTTCACTTAAATTTTTTTTTATTTTTTCTAATTTTATATTCATATATACCTCCATTTTTAAATTACATTAATACGCACATAGTGTAAATAATACTGTAACATTTACTCACAAGTTTGTTAATAAAATCAATGCTCATTTAATGAGTCATAGAGAGTCCAGAATAAGCAAAAAATTTAATACATAGTCAAGGTCGCATTATGCTGCCGATAGCACTCTACGTTGCTCCTAGAGTCTTTTAGACTCACAATATTGGTCAAAACAAGAGCCATCTTTACCATCATGGCAAAAATACTGTTTTTTGGCTGTAACGATCCAACCACCCATATCTGAAGTTAATTCTTTGTTACATTGTTTACAATAACCACAATGAAAAGATTGATTAACTTTTTTGTTCCAAGTTTTCTTCTTTGAATTGTTTGTCATTTGGAGAGTTGTTAGCTAAATCTGTAAAAAATTTTTCTAACTCATTTTCATATGTAAGATCATCTGCGTGTTCTATTTTTTTTTTATAAACACGTTTATCTTTCATTACTTAATAAGCTTATCCATATAGTGATACAGTCTAGATATATCTTTATTTAGATTTAATATTTCTTCTTGCAGCATTGCTAATAAAACCTGTAATTCTACAACAGTACTTAATAACCAACCACTAAGACCAGCTAATACAAAACCAAGAACAGGTATTACAAAATTATTTTTTTTATTCAATTGGAAAGTCCATTCTTTTGTCTGGTGATTTAACATTTTTATGTTTTGGAAAATTAAAATCTAAAACACTTAATTTGTTATTAACCCAAGATAAAAATTTAATTATTATTTTATTAATCATTTTTTTTTAATCTTGTTTAAAGTAGTAACTCCAAATGAAGCTCCAACCATGGTTAAAATAATATACCAAAACATTGGATCAGCTTTGCCAAGAGCATCCCAAGCTTTATCGCACCATGGTTGTGTCCATGGTAAAAAATGTAATCCAAAAATAGTTGTATAAAACAAAACTAAATATTCGTCTTTCCAAGAATTTTCTTGCTGACGAACTTGCTCCATTTGTACACCTACTTTAGCAATATCTAATGAAGTAGCTGCAGCTATTTCTTTTTCTCTAATTATTTTATCTTTTTGTATTTTATGCTGTATTCCTCCAATAATCTTAGATCCAATCATTTTTGTTAAAGGGTTTTTAAGTAAAGCTAACCACATATTAATACTTCCATACGTTAGGTCTAATTACATATTTTTCACCTTGATCTATTGTAAGAAAATCAATATGAGTAAATGTTTTTGCAACACCTATACCCATAGCTCTAGGATCATAATGTAAACTAAATCTAATTAATTGGTATTGTGATTGTGTATTTGTTCCTATATCTATTGCAAAACCTGTTGTGTGTGGCCCATCTTCTCCTGTACTTGATACCGAGCTATTATGTTTTGGGCATCTATATCCAGAAGTTATTGATACACTTTTGCTGCAATGATTTCTATAAGATTGTACAAAATCTAAAACTATAGGTGAAATGTTTAACGCATTGCAACAACTACAAGCAAATTCACTTGGTTTAAAATTATACCATCTTGCAGTATCCCATTGATCTGCGTGTGTTATCATTTATATAACCATGAGAAATACCATTGTTTAATAGCATTCCACTTTCTAGCTATTGCATCTTTAGCTAATGATATTTTTTCTTTGATTTTATCCATATTGTTTCTCCAATCTGTCCATAGAAATAAATTGACTTTCTTGAATGTGGTTATTCCATATTCCAAGCTCAACTATTCCCCAAGACCAACCTGTCATATTAAGCTTTGCATACT